GGCCGGCATGGCGGCCGACCAGTTGCGTTCCAAAGCGATAGGACACGGGCAATCTCCTTAGAAGTCGGTGTACTCGGCTTTGAACACGATGCCGGCCGCAAGTGCGACCTGGCTGGCGGCATACAGCTTGTCGCCCTGCCCGAGGCGCAGCGGCGTCGCCTCGCTGTAGCGCGAGAACTGCACTTCGTTGATCGCGGTCGTGGTGTTCACGGTCTGAGCGGCCAGCAGCTCCGAGTCGATCAGACGTTTGGTCGTGCCGCCATCGTTCGAAAGGAACAGCAGCAGGCTCGATGCAGTGACCGTCGCACGAGGGATAGCGGAGATGTTCGTCACGATCGCGCCCTCGGCTCCTGCCGTGAGCAGTTCGACGGTGCTGGTCGGCGCGTCGGCGACGCCAATGACGCATGCGGCCGTGGTGACGGCGGTAGCCGTCTTGGGGGTTTGCGCAAACGGCGCGGTGAAGGTTTTCGACATGCTCGGTTCTCCTTAGAAAGACAGCAGTGCTGCGTGAATGGTGGCGAGGGTCACGGTCGATCCGCCCAGCGCGGCTATCGCGCCGTCCAGCCGCGCCACCTCCGTATCGACGTGCGTATCCAGGGTGGTCAAATTCGTGTTCAGCGTCGCGATGTCGGTGCCGTACTGCTGGAGCGCCGCGGCGGTAAGCCGGTTCTCGATCCGGTCGCCGGCGCTGAATGTGGTTGCGGTCGTGCCCTCCTGCGCGCGCTCGATCGTCAGCGCATCGTTGGTGCGGGCGGTCACTTTGATGATCTCTCGCACCTCGTTGCCGGCCACGAGCTTCACCAGCGTCGCCATGAACCAGTCGCCAACCCCCAGCGCGGGGAATCGTGAGCCCTCCGTGGCCGCGACGGAGATCGACGTGGCGACTGCCGAGATAGCGCCAGCGAGCGTTGATGAGCCGTTGTTCGAAAATTTAATTGCCATAATCAGTAGTCCTTAATGCGAAGGCGAAATTCCGTTTCTTTGACGCGGCCGGCGCTGGTGCCCACCTTGATCGTCACCTTGTACGAACGCCCATCCAATCCCCCGGACAGCCACACAATGACGGTCGGACTTGCGTTCTGCACCGCATCGATGACAAGCTCGCCCTCGATGTCCAGCGATGCCTCGATGGTCGTGATCGTGTCGTCTTCGGTCAGGAATTTCTCGAACCTGACAGGGAAGTCCAGCACATCGGCCGACTGCTTGAAGCGGGTTTCCAGACTCATACGCTCTCCAGTCCTCGTGCGATTTCGGTGTCGCGCCGATCCGGCTGCACAATGATCGATCGCTGCTCTGCCGGTAGTTCGACCCCGCGATCCTCTGCGGGCACGACAACCATGCGTGTACTGTTCTGCCCCACAATCCACATCCTGGTCGGCATCGGATTAGGGATTCCATGCCGCGCTTCGATAGCCACACTGGCGGCCTGAGACAAGCCGATCATGGCGCGTTTGATCTGCCCTATCGCGTCAACAACGATCGGCGCTGTCCCGCGCCCGGTCTTGGCCTGCAAGATCGTGCCGGCCGCCTGCACCTCGACCAGCGCGGCGGTGCTCTGCGCGTGCTTTTGCTTGTTGCTGTAGCCCGTCGCGCCGATCTCCACGAGCAGCGCTGTGCTATTGCCGTAGAGTCTTGCATTGCCATTAATCGGCGCGGAGTTGAGGGCGTAGCGCATGATCAGGCAGCCGTCAGCGTCAGCGCGTTCACATCGAAGACGAAGATGTCGCCGGGCGTGATGTCCACCGCGACCACCAGATCCTTCATCACCTTCATGTTGCCGCCGGTCGGCGCATCCCACATCGACCAGTGCGTCACGCGCACGGTGCTGCCGCCGTTGTTACTGGGGAACGTGATCGCGTTCAGATTCTTCGACTGGTGGATGCTGCCGTTGGATGCGGCGGCGCTCCAGCCGGAGCCGATCGCGCCGGCGCCCTCCACCTTGATGCGCACGTAAGACGGCCAGACGGCGGTTTGCACCTCCGTGGGCAGCCCATCCGCCTCGCTGGGGGCGGCAGTGTGCAGCGCGATGTAGGTGAAGCCCAGAGCAGGGAACGTAGCCTGCCCGGTGATCGCCGCCAGTACGGCTTGTTCGAGATGGTCAGATGCTGCGGACATGCCGCCTCCTTAGAAAAACGATCCGCGCGTGCGTGCGCGGGCGCGTTGCTGGCCGGTCGAACCCTTCGTGGACAGGCTGGTGAGCTTGCCCTGGAACGTGGCGCCGAAACCGTTCGCCATATCCATGTTGGTGAACGACTGGTTGGGGATCACGAGGATGTACGACAGCGCGCCGTTGCCGATCACCATGCGGTACTGGTCCACGAGGAAGTCGGGCACCTCGTCGGCGTCCTGCGCCGGCTTCAGGATCAGCGACACCTTCACGGTCCCGGCCGCCGCTGGCACGATGCGCAGCGTGTTCGGCTCGGTCTGCGTGATGTACTGCGGCTGGCCGGTGAGCGAGCCGTCGCGCCAGCCGTTGCAGTTCTTGTCCAGCCAGTCCACCGTCTTCGGCGTCAGCTTCTGGTCATCGAACCACGCTGCCTCGATGTCGTGGATGACGGAGGCGGCGGGCGCGAACATGGCCTCCGATTCCGTGCCCTGCACCTCGAAGTAGTCCTCGAAGCGCCACATGCGCGTGCGCTCGCAGAACTCGATGGCCGCTTGGCGGATGCCGAAGTAGGCGGTCGGTGCTGCGCAGCCTGGCGCGTACAGGTTGATGTGTTGCAGGAATTCGTCGAGCGACTTCATACGCTGTTACCCGGCTGGTTGGGGGATGCGTTCACGTCGGCCGCGGACTTCTCGCCCAGCGCCGCTGTGAAGGCGGCGTAGTAGCCGGCCGCCTCGGAGGCGTTCGCGTACTCGCTGTCCTTCGCCTTGCAGCGGTAGCAGACGTAGTTCACGACCGGCTCCATGTACTCGCGGCCGATCAGCAGCGTGCCGGCCTCGTCGCTTTCGATGACGGCATCGGGCAGCGCCGCGTGCAGCAGCTCAACCTTCGTGCCGCCGATCGCCGGCGGGTAGCAGTAGAAGACGGTGGGTGCGCGGTCGTCGAACGTGTAGTGCTTGATCGACGCCTTCGGCTTGGCCGTGTGCCAGGTCGGATCGGTGTCGTCCAGGAGCTGGCGATCGGTGCGACGGATCGGCATGCCTGGCGTGACGCCATCGGCGGCAAGGTTGCGCACCACGTCCAGCAGCAGCACGCCGCCTTCAGGCAGGCTCTGCGCCGTGCCAGCGGCCAGCGAGTGCACCGCGCGGGTGGCGAACGCGGCCGGGCGCCGGGTGATGATGGCGGCCAGCGCGTCGTTCATGTAGCGGATGCGCTCGTCAGCGGGCCAGCGCGAACGATCCTCATCGTTCAGCATGGCGTCGATGCGCACGAGCACGTCGCTGACGAGAATCGCCATGTGTTACTCCGCCAGTTTCTCGCGCAGCTTCGCCACGCCCATGTTGCCGGGCTTCTTGCCGAACTTGGCCTCGTACTGCGCGGCCAGCGCGGCGCGCTCCTCGGCGCTGTCCACGGCGCCGTCGCCGTTCGTGTCGGCGGCCAGCTCGTCCAGCACGTCGTCGATCAGGCCGTGACGGGTTTCCGGGTCCAGCTCGTTCCACTCCTGCACGTCCAGGCCGGAGCCTTGGTGCGCCAGCGCGACGACATCGCCCAGCGAGTAGGTCTTGCCGTTGATCTCGAAGGTGGCCGGGTGGACGGACGAACCGTACAGGGTTTCATCGCCCAGCTTCACGGCAGGCTGCTCGATCGCCGGCGCGGGCGCTTCCGGCTCGATCGGCGCGGCAGCGCGCTCGGGTAGCGTGATCTCGACAGGTGCGGCCGTAGCAGTCTCGGCACCGCGGTACATGCGGTAGCCCTCGGTGATGCCCAGGAACACGTCCTGGTGCGCCTCATTCTCGACCACGGCGACGTGGGCGCCATCAGCCAGCGGCGCGAAGTGGTATTCGGTTTTGCCGAGCGGGACGCGGGTGCCGCCCTCACGCTTCAGTTTGCATTCGATTTGCATGTTGTCTCCCAGCTATTGAAAAAAGCGGGGACCGAAGCCCCCGCCGTCAGGCTCGATTAGAACTGGATCGTGTGGTCTGCGGCGTGGAACCAGATGCGCACGCGCACGCGGCCTGCTGCCGGCGAAGCGGACGCTGCCTGGAACTTCACGCCGATCGAGCGATCTTCCTCGGTCGGCTTGATCAGGAAGCCGCCCTTGGCGCTCATGCGGGTGGCGCCGCCGGTGCGAGCCGTGGTATCGGCCGCGAACAGCTCATTGCCGCAGGTGCGGGCCGAGACTGCATCGCCCACGGTGCCCGACATCAGGCCCACGTCCAGCGCGATCGTCGGCGTGCCGTTCGTGTCCAGGTCGTCCACGATCAGCACGGCGTCGGCGATGGTGCGGTACGCAGGCAGGATGCCGATCTCCAGGATGTCGTTCAGCACGACCTGGGCGGCAGTCACGTCGATGAAGTAGTCGTTGGCGAACGTGTCGCCAGCGCCAGCTTGCGAGACGGTCGCGAGCTGGGTGGTGATGAATTTCGATTGGCGGATTGCCATGTCTTTCTCCTGAAAAATGATGTGGCGGCTATGCGAGCGGCCCGGCTTTTACACCGGGCCAGTCACATCAGGCGTTCGGGTCTTTCGCGGCCGTATCGACCGAGATCACGCCGAAGTCCTTGCCGTTGAAGCGGGCCTTCTTCATGCCGGCGATGAAGCCGGACGCGATCGCCGGCTTATTGCCGTAGTCGTCCACCTCTTCTTCCCAGGTGAAGCGCATGCCGCCGCCGGCGTTGCCGTACGCGACGACACCAGCCTGACGGCCCAGGAACAGCGCGCGGCCGGCGAACACGTTGGCGCCGGCGCCGTAGTCGCTGAAGCGGATCGACGAGCGGTGCGAGTGCAGCACCGTGTTGCCCAGCAGGCCCAGGCCACCCTTGAAGATCGGGTTGTTGCGGCCTTCAGCAGCGGCCGCGGCCTTCTGCATGTCCAGCCAGCCGGACGCGTCGTTCACGCGCAGGTCGAACGCCTGGTCCTCGCCCATCAGCAGCACGTACTGCTCGTCGGAGCCGTTCGTCACCGGGACCATGTTCGCGGTCTGCGGGTTGCGGGCCTGCATCATCTTCGCCTTGTTCTGGGCGCGCTCGATGACGTTGCGGGACATGCGGTCGGTAGCGGTCAGCGTGGCCTTCGACGTGGCCGAGCCGCCGTACAGGATGTGATCCGCGTCCGGGGCTTGGAAGTCGTTGCCGGCGAAGCCGTTGAACGACGTGTCCATGATGAAGTCCTCGTTGATGCCGCGGGCACCGGAGAGGTACATGAAGAAGAACTCGTCCACGAGGCGGGCGAAGTAGTCGCCCAGACGGCCCTTGCCCACCTTGCGCACGTCGTGGACGATGCGCTTGCGGGACATCTTGCCGCCCAGCGAGACGGCGTGACGCACCTGGTCGATCGCCACTTCGTCGGTGAAGAACTTCAGGGCTTCTTCCTTGCCCTTCAGGTCGTTGTCACCGAACGTCGGCTGGTTGCGGAGCTGAACGCACAGGTCGAAGCTGACGCGATCGCCGGCTTCGGATTCCAGGTCGTTCTTCTTCTGGATGATGTGGTTGTCGGAGTCGCCGATGAAGCGGCCCTCGAAGTAGGACTTCTTGGCCTGGTCAACGGCCAGGGTGGAAGACCATTTCTTCTGGGTCTTCGGATCGGCTTTGCCGAATACGGTGGTGGTCATGGAGTGCCTTTCTGAAAGGTTGAAATTGCATCAACCGGCACTCCTGCGCTGATCGAATGGTGCGATTATTCCCGAAGTGGTTAGGAAATGCAACCATGTTGGCCGCAGAAAAGACGCTACGCGTGACGCGTAATACCCTGTTCCGCGACCATTTGGGCGACGCCGCCTTGCTGCTGCACGCGCTGCACCGGGATCGACTTGTCCGCCTCGACGACGAGCCGGGCCACCTGGCCGGATTTGGATTCCAGCCGGACTGTCGCGTTGCCGATCGTGATGGCTTCGCCGGGTTTCAGGTCGATCTTCAGTGTCAAGGTGGCCTCTGTTTGGTTGGGTTAGACCTTCAGGTACTCGTCGCGCTCGGCATCGGACATCTTCGCCAGCGCCGCCTCGTAGCCCGCCGGGTTCGTCTCGGCCAGCTTATCCAGGCTCGCCCAGCGGCCCTCTCCCGGATCGTTCGAGGTGGCGGCCGGCAGGCGGCTCATGTCCGGCGGCAGGGTCGGCTTCGGCGCAGTGGCCTTGGCCGGCTTGGCGGCAGGCTTCGGCGCGTCCGCGACCGGCATGCCGCGTTCGAGCATCACGGCCTTGTGCGCCTTGTCCAGCAGCTCGGGGCCGGACAGATTGGCGTTGCGCGGCATCTTGGCGAAGGCGATGATCGTCTCGTTCAGGTGCGCGAACACCTCCTTGCCGGCATCCGTGTTGAAGTCGTAGGTGTCCTTGTGCTGGTCCAGGAAGGAGTTGCAGTCGGCGTCCCACTGGTTTTGCAGGCGCTGCTTCTCCAGCTTCTCGGCCAGCTTCGCCTCGCTGACGGCCAGCTCGATCTCGCGCTCCTGCTTGTTCAGCGCGTCCATATCCTTGCGGTACTCGGCCGTCGTGATTTCGCCGTCGTCGAACTTCGTGTCCAGCTCGGACTTCTTCGCGGCGATGTCGGCCAGCTTCGCATCGGCGTCGGCCGGCGCCTGGGCTACGAGAATTGGGGCTTGCTGTGCCGGTTTGCTCGGCGCTGCGCCCTGTTCATCGACTGCGGGTT